ACCATTTGTTGCTCCAAGTCCAACCACTTATAAATCAGCAGGCAGAGCATTAAAATCAGCATCAGGAGGCAGAGGTGTTTTAATTGAACAAGGACAACCATTAGGCATAGCACCGGGCCAACCAGATCTCGGAGTTGCAAGAAAAAATCTATTACAGGGGCAACAAGAATTCTCTGTAAATTTTTTAAGACTTTTAGGAGGAGGATACTAACATGGGTGGATTTATGAGCGGGCCAAAACAACCGTCTGCAGAAGAACAATATGCGATACAGCAAAGATTACAAGAACAAGGTGCTACTGAGTCAGCTAAAAAAGCAGAGGCAGAGAGACGTAGAGCCGCTCTAGAAGGAAAAAGAAGCAGAGGCAATAAAAGTCTAATAACTTCAAGAACAGGTGGACTGGGACTGTTAGGGGAAGACCCGATGGGTAATACTTTTGACACACTCTATCCAAAACAGTAATGAAAGATTTCATACAACGAGCCTATCGTTTAGCAAAAACTGAACGAGATAAACACGAATCGGAAATTTCTGAAGCGTTCTTATACACTCGTCCAAACAGAGATCTATATAGAAAAGACAACAGCACCACAGATAGAAGTAAGATATACGATTCTACAGCACCCGAAGGTGTACAAAATTTAGTATCAACGATTTTAAATTTGCTCATTCCGCAAAACCAGCAATGGGCTACTTTGTCTGTGCGAGAAGATTTAAAAGAAAGAGTAGCCAGCGATATTAAAGCACAATTAGATGTGGTCAACAGAACTGTGTTTAAAACATTACGTGATTCAAATTTTTATGTTTCAGCATCTGAAGCATTAACTGATGCTATTATATCAGGAGTAGGTTGTATTGGCACATACGAAGACAACAAAGTTAATTTTATAGCAATTCCATCATCACAATTATATTTTTTAGATAACCATAAAAACGAAGTGGACACTGTGTTTAGATCGCATTCTTTACCAGGACATTATCTATTAGAAACATATGCATCAAAATTAGAATCTTCCATGCTACAGGCCTGTCAAAAAGATCCTTTTAAAACACACAAAATTTTAGAGAGTTGTTTCCGACAACCCAACCAAAAAGATTACACATACGTGGTTCAATTGGAAAAAGAGGGTGTTATTTTAGAAGAAACAAAAATGCCCGTGCAGATGTTTACTGTGTTTAGATTTGGTAAAACAGTATCTGACATGTGGGGTGATTCACCAGTGAGAATGGCATTACCACACATCAGAGTCATCAATGAAGCACAGATGCTCTTTATGCAATCAGCGGCTTTTATGTCCATGGGTGCGTGGCAAGTGTCATCAGACACAGCAGTTAATTTTGGCAATATGAAATTGAGACCAGGAGACGTGGTAACAGTGGATCAACCATTACAAGCAATACCTTTTGCTGGTAATACCAACATCACAGAATCCACAATAAATCAACACAGAACCATGATACGTTCTATGCTGTTTAATGACGTTATACTCCCACCAGATAGACCCACATATCAAACAGCGGCAGAAGTGCAAATAAGACAAGCGGCCTTCTTTCAAAAGATTGGGCCATACGGTTTAAGATTAGAACAAGAATTTTTAAGACCATTAGTGGGTAATTTAATTATAAGACTGATGATGAGAGGTGAAATTGGAGAAATCCAATTAGGCAAAGAAGCATTAGAACTCGTAGTAAATTCTGCGGTAAAAAGAGGTATTGCTCTTACAGAAATTACCAGAGATTTACAAATACTACAACAACTATCAGCACTGGGTCCAAACGCAATATTGAATGTGGATCTACAAAAAATGGCTCGTAAAATTCTACGTGATGGTGATATGAGTCCTGAAGTTATAAAATCAGAAATGCAAGTACGAGATGAAATTGAACAGCAATCTCAACAGCAACAAAGTCAGCAGATGCTACAACTTGCACAGAGTTTACAGGAGCAAAATGCTCAAACTCCCACTGCTCTATAATAGCAGTAGATAAATAATTGCGAACGTAAATTAAACTAAAACAAAAAGAAAAGAATATGAGTCGTAGTATAACGCAACTTCAACAATTCTATCGTCAGATATTTGAATCCCCAGCTGGTAAAGAAGTGCTGGCCGATTTAGATAGAATCATCAATCAAACTCGAATAACATCGGATTCACCTAATCCATATTCCGCAGTGTATATTGTGGCTCAACAACATTTGATTCGTAGAATTAAGAATATGTGCAACGAAAAACATATATCTAACAACCACAACAACGACAACAAGGAGCATATATTATAATGGAACAGAATAACACAGTAGCGGCACCCACCACAGAAACAGCACCAGGAGCAGAACATCTCGTAGATATAACTGCTACAGAAACAGCACTAGTAGAAACTGTGCCTTCAGCAACTGAAATTGAAAATGGAGCATTGAGTAAAGATAGACCCGAATGGCTACCAGAAAAATTTAAAACACCAGAAGATCTCGCAAAATCTTATTCAGAATTAGAAAAGAAAATTACCAATAAAGTGCCTGAAAAGTACGATTGGTCTATGACTAAAGAGTTTGGATTGGAAGACGTAACTCCAGAGATAGATGCGGAAATATCACAGGTATTTAAAAAAGCCGGGTTCTCACAGGATCAAGTAAAAACAGCAATAGCGTTGTATTCTGATCAAATTGTTAAAATGCAATCACAGTTACAATCAGCACCTATGGTGGATATACAAGCAGAAGCAGGCAGTCTTAAGAAAATTTGGGGAACAGATTACACTGATCGTTTGGACACAGTGAGAAAGTTTGCAACCACACTACCAGAAAGAGTGCTACAAATGCCCTTGATAGACACAGCAGAAGGCATACAATTTTTAGAATCACTAATGGAATCGGGCAAAATGCCCAATCCAATCACCAGCACACGTGCGGCACCCATGCAGGATGTAAACACCGTGCGAGAAGAAATAAGAAATATGCGACTGGATGAAAAATTCAAACTGCCTCCTGGAGATCCAGTGGGTGAAATACATCGTCAAAAACTGTACAGTGTGTACGAACAATTAGATAGATTAGAGAAAAACGGTAGATAATGAAAATAGCGGATAGCCTTGATATCAAGGACTATGTCGTTTCTTTCAAAAATTTATTGAGCAACGACACCTGCGAGCAACTGATGAGTTGGTTACGCACACTGCCGGAGTCCGCAGACCCGTGGACAGGGTGGGCAGAGTCAGAAGCCGCAATAGGACACGACAGCAACGCTGTGACGGATCATAGGACCTGTCATTTCACTATGTTAAACGCTCAAAGAGCACCGAATTTTGCGAATCTCCAGCTGGCCTTAACTCATGTGAATGAACATTATCCTTTTCAGCATAATTCGCATTCTATAACAGGCATACAGGTGATACGTTATCAAGCAGGACACAAATTTAAAGAGCACATTGATCATTATTCAGGTGGATTACGCACTCTCAGCATCAGCATACTGTTGAATAATAATTTTACAGGTGGTGGTTTAAGTTTCTGGCAAGGCAGATATGTACCACGTGGATTCACACAAGCAGGTGATGCTGTGGTATTTCCCTCCAGCCTGTCATTCCCACATCAAATAGAGCCTGTTACCGGGGGTGAGAGATACTCTGTGGTGGTTTGGACACAATGAAACGACCCAGCAGAGATGTAATGTGGACTGTGTATCACACAGTGCTCGCTGTAGAACTTGCATTGGTGGTAATAATTCAATTAAGTTATGTGATTCATGTCTGGTAATGAGTTGATCCTGTTGCATTTGGGCATTTTGGTACTTTTGGGTGTTTTGGTCGGTTTTGGTACACCATTTTTTTGGTAATGGTAAAAACCTGGTTTTGGTACTCTATTTTTTTGGTAATGGTAAAAACCTGGTTTTGGTACACTATTTTTTTGGTAATTTAAACGAGAAATCAGAATTCTGGTATTACCATTACAAATTGGTATTACCGAATCTGGTAAGGTCACTTGGTCACTTGGTTACAATGATCTGGTCCTAACCTTTCTGGGTTATATGCTGTCTAAATCGTTGATACTGCGGGCTATGTTGGAGCCGTTACGATTTACGATGGTTTGTATCTGTAGATCACTGGCTGATATCCCCTCCTTATCTGCTATGTCACGTAGCAACTGTTGAACGATCTTAGGGTGATGCGACTTAAGATTCACTGTCAAACAGCGTCTCTGTACAGCATCATCAATGTCCTTAATATGATTAGTGGTCATAACATAGGTCACCCTGTGCTGTGTCCGCTCAATGTTGCTTTTTAACCATTGCTGTACGTTGGGCACCATCTGGTCTGCTTCATCTATGAATACAACCTGTTTAGCAAACGGTGATTCTGTTAATACCCAGCTCATAGGCCCATCTATAAAATCAGTCAATAGTTTCTTGAACACTCGTACATCCTTGCCCGCGTCTGCTGTATCTACACGTAGTAGATTATGGTATGACTCGTCAATCTGTAGTGCTTTAAAGATGATTTCCATCAACGTGGTTTTACCCGTGCCTACAGGCCCGTGTATGATCACGTGTGGTAATTCCCCCCGTTTCAGCCATCGCTCGTACAACTGTAACGTTTCGCGGTTGGGGAACACGTAGTCGTGTTTCCATTGCGGTCTGTATTTTTGTATCAGCATCACTGTACCTCCTCAAACAGCATACTTGAATAGTCTGTTTTCTGCGGCACGGGTGCGGGTTTAGGTGCTGTATAACTGTCACCCATTACTCTTGCGGCTCGCTGTGTGAGTGTTTCTGCCTCCTTAGGTGCCTCCTTAGGTGCTTCCTTAGGTGCTTCCTTGGGTGCTTCAATCAACCTACAGCTCACTGTGTCTGTGTCAGCTTCAATCTTCCTGTGCCATAGTCCTGCCATAATCAAACGGGTGATCGTGGTGGATCTTGCCGTGTCTTGGGGGTATATCTGTGACAACTGTGTGATCTGCCGCTCTAAATAACGAGCGTACAGCACCCTACATTCTATTAAATCGTATGTGATCTCCCTCATCCTGCCTGTACCTCCTCGCGATGCGTGGCTGTGTGTGCGGTCATCACCCTGTGTCTAAAAGACTGCCAGCACACACCCTCAAATTGACCTAATATTCGCTGTGCGTGTAAGAAATGTAACAGTGCTAACTGTTCTAAATCCGCGTCTCCGAGGTGATCGCGGATTGCGGTTGTGTGGGGATCTTGGTTGTTGTTGTTTGCCATTGTTTGCTCCTTGTGTTTGTGGTCGTTATAACAATTGTATTTATACATCCTGCTCAGAAACTCGTTTAAATGTGGCTTCTACATAGGTGCGTACAGCCGCTATGTGTGACGGATCCCGCGGGTCGTAGGTGGTGTGCGACTCTGTGATCTCTA